CACTGCTACTCCTAAGCATTCTCTGTCTGTTTTCAAACCTGGCATGAATGATGCTGAGGTCTACGGTAAAGTCATCTGCAACGTTCCTGCACCTAAACTGGTAGAAGAAGGTTATATTCTTCCTCCTAAGGTTGTTGTCAAGCAACTGGATATGGTTCAGGACAAGCAGATGATTGCCGATCGTGATTCTCAGAATCTGATTGACACCATCGATGAGAATAGTCTTGATAAGATTCTGATCTGTGCTCGTTCTACCAAGCAGATTGTCAAACTGCTTGCCGAATCTGACTTCCGTATGGAACTGGCAGAACGTGGTTATTCTTGCATGTATATCACTGCCAAGACTGGTGGTGTGATTGACGGTCAGAAGGTCAATCGTGAAGTGTTCTTTGACACTCTCAATGCCTGGGGCAAGGATCCTAACAAGAAGTTCGTGGTTCTCCATCACTCCATCCTGTCCGAAGGTATCAACGTCAGTGGTCTTGAGGCAGTGTTGTTCATGCGGAACATGGACTACATCGGAATCTCCCAGTCAATCGGTCGTGTGATCCGTCTGGGAGGGTCTCAGAAGACCTTTGGACTGGTCTGTGTGCCAGTCTATGATAAGGTGGGTATCAGCACTGCCAAGTCCGTTCAGGCGGTCGTTGACACCGTTTTTGAGAGAGGTGAGGCAGCAGTATCTGTTGTTCGTCGTTGATCATGAAAACTACACTCGACTTGGTTCAAGAGCTTCGTTCTCTGCCTGATACAATTTATGAAAATTTTTGCAATCAGGCAAAGATGGTGGCACTGGAGTACCCTTCTGCACATGGAATCGACTGTTTTGCCCGTGGTGAAACAATTGAATATGGGTTCATTGATATTGTAGGACAACATATTGACTTAAAACCCAATATAAAAACAGATTTCAATGATCCTGATGGGGTTTATGCAGTAAAGCATCTTACTGACGTGAAAACGCAAGGAAATGGGTTTTTACCACGCAAAGACCAAAAAGCACTATTTTATTCCAAACAATGGGACATTAAGAAGACCGCTAGTGGTGCATCACAGTTTGAATCTAAGGCACACTCATATATTTTGATTGACCCTATTTGTGCACGTATTGCAGTGGTCGATACTAGTGTTTTCTATCGCAAACCATTCCGTACTAATTCTGCACGTATTTCATTCAGTGTGAAACCGCAGGATGTTTATATGATCTATGATGGTATTGCAAAGGTGATTGATACAAAAATTGTTCCTGATCCTAATGCAATCTATCGTGAGATTTGGAATAAGGCAGGCAATCGTCTGCAAGAGATGACCACTTTCTAAACCGTCCACCAGCACTCTGTGCTATAATTACACTGTAACCAAAGGAGACCACTCATGAAGTGCCAAGTCAAACTCTATGTTGCCGGAACCGTATTTACTGAGACTGTTCATGCCCGTGACTATCAGGAGGCACGTCAAGTCGCACTGGCACGAAATCCAAATGCAAAAGTTATGAGTGTGAATGCTTCTTTCTTCTGATGGGATTTCTTAAACCCCACATACAGAATCAGAGTCTCCTTGAATCAAAATTGGGAGATCCTGATGGATATGTTTCTAATGATGGAATGTGGGCTGCTATTCCATGGGCAGGAAACAAAAAAGGGTTCTGCATTATACATAATGGTAGACAAGTGCACTCTGTAAAGACATATAAACAGGCACTTTCATATATTAAAAAGCAATCTAAAATTAAACTCACATCCACTCTGGAGGATTTTTTATGACGAATAAACAACAAAAACGTCGTGACGCACTTGGATTGTTTTATGAAAGTGTTTTAAAACCAGATCATCAACTTCGTCAGTGTGCTCATAATCAAGAGTGTTTTCATGAGTTGATGGAGTGGAGAGAAGAAATTATTCGTTATCTGGATGAACGCAGAAATCAGGAGTTTCACTGATGACCGCTCAATATGTGTGGTTTTTAATTTTTGGAATTACTGCTTATGTGATAATTACAGATCCAAATGTAGCAAGAGCATTTGATTATGTTCTTAGGTTAGCAAATAATAATATTAGGCATCACTGGTGGTGGATGACTAACAATCCCTCAAACCCAATCGTAAAGTGGTATTTGTTTCGTAAAAATCTTAAACTTGCTAAAGAATTAAGAACAAAGATTGATAAGTATTATGAAGAAAATAAATAAGTATGTAGAGGAAACTTAATATGCTATCAACTCAATACCGACTTAGGTTGGAATTTATTTGCAAAAAAATTGCAAATAAAGAAGAAGTGAAGTTAGAAGATATGATTTGGGCAGAAAAACTTGCCAAACGCCATACCACAGCAAGGGATTGGTTAAACAAAGCACGTCGTCAATCTTCACAAGATATTGAGGAAGGTAGTATGGATGATTTTATGAATAAGATGGGATTAGGTGACCCCGACCCATCTAATTACAAAACGGGGTTTGATAGTGCAGATGAAATTGTAGATTGGTTCAAACAAGACAAACCAGACGATTGGAGGCAAAGAGATTAACATGCAAGCAGTAATCTATTCAAATGGAAGTCAAGAGTGTGAGAGAATGACATCTCTTCTCAAAACACTTGATGCTCAAATCTTGGAGTATAAATTAAATAATCATTTTACGCAACGTGCTTTTGAATTAGAGTTTGGTCCTGATGCCACATATCCACAAGTATCTCTTGGATATAATCATATCGGAGATATGAAAGAAACTCTGAATTTTATGAAGGAGAGGGGATTGTTTGAGTGAATTTTGAACTTACAATGGAGGATCACACAATTATTCTTAATGCTCTTCATTATTATAAAAAGGTTGAGAAGAGAGGGAACTTTCAGCAATATGATGAGGATAGAATCAATCAGTTGAGAGATAAGTTAGCACATCAAATTATTTGGAATAATACTGATATAGATAAATTCATAGACAAGGAGTAACATGAAACCTTTAATCCTAGTTGCTTGTTTTTTACCACTGGGCATCATTTGGATTATCATGAAACTTTCATTATGGATTTCAGCTATCAACGAAGAACAGAATTATGTCAGAGCAGAATCCAAAAAACCACACGGACCTTATGTGGCAAACCCATATGAAGACGTTGATGAGGAGGAAGAGGAATATGGAGATCGAACAGATTATCGATGATGCACTTTATCAGTATTATGTGGTAGAACGTGGTGAAAAGGTTCCAAACTGGAGATACATGAAAGATGCTGATTGGTGGATAGAATATCTTAAGTCTCTGGGCATTGACCCCAAGAATCCATGATGGTAAAATAGAAATCATACCAAAGAACAATGCAAGTCCCAAACTGGAAGCACCATTCCAAGAAAGAACAGAAACGAAAATTAAAACCGCAAGCAATGCGAGCACGGAGAGAAGCACTGTGCCAGTTTAAAAAGCGGTACATGACCTCGCCTAAAAGGCGGGGTTCTTTTGTATTATGGCCACATACGAAAGGAAGCGAATGACCGTCTCTCACGAAATCAAGTCTCAACTTGCCAAACTGCTTGCCACTGAAGACTTGGTGGTGGAGCACAAGAATGTTCAAACTGCTTGCTTCAATGTTCATACTCGTGTTCTGACTCTGCCTATGTGGGATAAGGCAAGCAATGTTGTGTACGATATGCTTGTTGGTCACGAAGTCGGTCATGCTCTTTATACTCCTGATGAGAATTGGCTAAAAGAGTATAAAATTCCTCCACAGTTTGTAAATGTGGTTGAGGATGCTCGCATTGAAAAATTGATGAAACGAAAGTATCTGGGACTTGCCAAAACTTTTTATGGTGGGTATAAAGAACTTTCTGAAAAAGATTTCTTTGAACTTGAAGGTGAAGATATCAGCAAGATGAATCTTGCTGACCGAGCAAACTTGTACTTTAAAATTGGTAACTATGTAGATATTCCTTTTGATGATTATCTTGAGATGCCAATCATTCGCATGATTGAGGGCTGCGAAACTTTTGCAGATACTTTGATTGCTGCAGAAGCTTTGTATAAGTTTTGTAAGAAAAATAAAGAAGATGAAAAACTGAATGATATTCCTACTCCTCCTCAAAATTCAGGAAATTCAAACTCTGAAGAATCTGAAGAGACGAATGAAAATCCTGGCAAATCAGAGGGCTCTGGAGATTCTGAAGAAAAGAGTGATAGTAAGAATCCTTCAAGTGATTCTCCAGAAGTAGTTTTTCAGGATGAACCTGAAGTTTCTACTGCAAATAATCTTGAGGAAAATCTTCTCGATCTAGTAGATACGAATCCTTTTGAGAGGGAAAATGTTTATCTGGAAATTCCTAAACTGAATTTGGAAACTGTTATTGCACCAAACTCTGAAATTCATAGTACAATTGATAATTATTTCAATGCTTTCCAAGAAAGACTTAATGAAAAAAGACTTGAAGGTGGTAGAGAAATCTTTAATCCATTTAAAGATGTAGATTCTAATTTTGCAAAATTCAAACGTTCTGCACAAAAGGAGGTAAATTATCTTGTCAAAGAATTCGAATGTCGAAAATCTGCTGATAGTTATGCTCGTGCTTCTGTATCTCGGACTGGAGTTTTGGATTGCACTAAACTCCACACTTACAAATACAATGAAGACTTGTTCAAGAAAGTAACTACTCTTGCTGATGGTAAAAATCATGGTTTGATTTTTGTGTTGGATTGGAGTGGTTCTATGGCTCAAACTCTTTTAGACACTTGTAAGCAACTGTTTAATCTTATTTGGTTCTGTAAGAAAGTGTCTATTCCATTTGATGTGTATGCTTTCACGAATGAATGGAATCGTACATACTATGATGATGAACAGCAAAAGTATATTCCTGCATCAACCACTCCACATTATGTAAAAAAGGAAGGTCTTCTTTCTGTTGGTAGTGAGTTTTCTATGTTGAATATGCTTTCCAGCAAGTCTTCATTGAAAGAACTTGAGCATCAAATGTTAAACATTTGGAGAATTGCTTGTTATTATGGAAATGTTTATAGTTGCTATTATTCTTCTCCCGAAAGATTGAGTCTTTCAGGAACTCCTCTGAATGAATCACTTGTAGCTCTCCATGAAATTCTTCCCAAATTTCAGCAAGAAAACAAACTTCAAAAAGTTCAGTGTGTTATCTTGACTGATGGTGAGGCAAATCATCTCACTCATCATGTTGAGATTGAAAGAAAGTGGGAAGATCAACCATATATTGGAACCCGACGAATTAATCCTAACATTACTTTTATTCGTGATCGTAAACTTGGAACTACATATAAGGTTGGATATGGTTGGCACGAATTCACTGACATTCTTCTTCGCAATTTAAAAGATAAGTTTCCCTCTGTGAATTTTATTGGCATTCGAGTTCTTGCATCTCGTGATGTGAATAGCTTTATTCGCCTTTATCACAATTCCGATGATAAAGAATTGCAATCCATTCAAACTGATTGGAAAAAACTTAAAAGTTTTAAAATTACTAAATCTGGATATGATGCATACTTTGGGATGTCTGCAACATCATTGGCACAAGAATGTGAATTTGATGTAAAGGAAGATGCAACAAAATCTCAAATCAAAACAGCCTTTGCTAAAAGTCTTAAGGTTAAAAAACTAAATAAAAAAGTATTAGGAGAATTTATTTCTTTAGTGTCATGAAAACTTTTCAAGAATTTATGGTAGAATGTATTTCTATACAAGAGACATCTTTAAATAGAATTCGTTCTAAATCACAGAAAGGTGGAATGGCTATCCTCTCTGGACAAAGGGGGGATAAATCTCCTAAAGAAAATAAAGAAAGAAGTAAGAGAACTGAAAGAAGAATCCGTGGTGCCGGTCTTCCTGGCCCTACAAAAGTTTCTGGAAGATACACAGAAAATCCTGGAACACCTCAAGAAAAGAAAGTGGGTGAGAAGTCTCATGTAGTTTCTTCTGGTAAGATGGGTAAGAGGAAGTTCAAAAAGACAGTTGAGAAACTGGGTACAGAGGCTGGACTTAAGCGTAAAAAGAATGTAAAATCAGGCTCATCCAGAGATGATCAGGATTCAGTTCTGATTCAACGCAAAAAAGGAGGATCTGCTACCCTAAAAGGAACTTCCAAAACATCTTGGCCTGGTAAGGGTAAGAATGTTAAAGTTGGGAAGATGAGACCAGGACGCACTGGTGAATTTGATACTAAAGTGAAAAACAAAACATTTACTTATGAAGAAAACTAAATTTCCATTTCCACATCACGTTCTTGAAGAAAAAAAAGAAGTTTGGATTCTCTGCAACAGTAGCATTACTGCTATGGGTATTCCTACCCTTGTGAAGCAATACTATCCAGGTTACATTGGCCATATTGCAAGTGAGGAGCATTTCAAACAGATTGGTGGTCAAATAAAAAACTGACCACTCTGCCCCCGACTCTGCCCCACTCTGCCCTATAATAACTTCAGTTGAAACAAACAACCCACATCATGTCTCTTTCCCCCGACTACATTCGCACCTCTCTCCAGTCTCTCTATGGTGAGTCTGTAGCAAGTGGCGATATTCGTGCTTGGTGCGCGATGAATGGTGCCAACTATCAGACTGTGACCAATAAACTATCTCAATACAAAGTTGGTCGTGGCAAGTGGAATCTGGAAGTAACTCACGAAAAGGTGGAAGAAATTGAACGCACTTATCAGGCACCTGCTGCTTTGCCTGCAATTGAACAAAACCTTATTCCTGTAAAAGATGATTCCTTCGTCCGCTTTGGTAACTTCAGCGATATTCGCAAAATTATTCAATCGAAACTGTTTTATCCAACGTTCATTACGGGCCTTTCTGGTAACGGTAAAACGTTCTCGGTTGAACAAGCATGTGCTCAATTGGGTCGGGAACTTATCCGTGTAAACATTACTATTGAAACTGATGAAGATGATCTTATTGGTGGTTTCCGTCTTGTTAATGGCGAAACCGTCTGGCACAATGGCCCAGTCATTGAGGCACTCGAACGAGGAGCTATCTTGCTCCTTGATGAAATCGACCTCGCTAGTAACAAAATTCTCTGTCTCCAAAGCGTTCTTGAAGGAAATGGAGTCTTCCTTAAGAAAATTGGGAAGTTTGTCCGACCCAGTGCAGGTTTCAACGTCATCGCAACCGCAAACACTAAAGGTAAAGGTTCAGACGATGGACGATTCATTGGAACTAACGTGCTCAACGAAGCATTCCTTGAGCGATTCCCAGTAACTTTTGAGCAAGAATATCCTACTGTTGCTATTGAAACCAAGATCCTCAACAAACTCTGTGCAGATGAGAACTTCTGCAAGCGTCTTGCTGACTGGGCTGATATCATCCGTAAGACTTTCTATGACGGTGGTATTGAGGAAATCATCAGCACTCGCCGCTTGGTTCACATTGTCAAGGCATTTAACATCTTTGAAGATAAGGCAAAGGCAATTCAAGTTTGTGTGAATCGTTTTGATGATGAAACAAAGCAGGCATTCATGGAACTGTACGATAAGGTTGATGCAGATTTCCAAATGCCTTCCGAGGATTCTATTGACGTACAAACTTTCTCTTGATATAATGGCAGTATATAATCATATTCTTAAACTTATGAGTGAAAGAGAAGAAAGTGTTGATTCTTCATCAGAAGTTCCAACCCAAAATTATCCTGGGTTTTATCCAATTTCTGATGAAATTATCAATCCTGATAATAGTGCCTATGAATTTTTAATCTCTAACAAAATGACTGAAAACCGCAAATACAAATATAGTGAGGATTCAATTCTTAAAGAACTAAACGATTATATTGCTGGCACATATAATCAGCACTACTCTGCCGGTGACGACAAGATTCAAACTTTGGATCTGATTGAAGCTTGTGGCGATGGTGAAGCATTTTGCCGTAGTAACATCCTCAAGTATGCCTCTCGTTATGATAAGAAAGGCACCGCACGTCGTGACATTATGAAGATTTTGCATTATGCTGTTCTTCTAATGCATTTCAATGACAAGAATGCACAACGTGAAACTTATCCGCAATGAAACTGAAAGAACATACAATGAAACTCTCTGACAAAACTATTTCTGTTCTTAAAAATTTTTCTTCCATTAATCAATCTATTTTGTTTAAGGAAGGGAACAAACTCCGCACCATTAGTGTGATGAAAAATATTCTTGCAGAGGCAACTGTCACTGAAGAATTTTCTAAAGATTTTGGTATCTATGACCTCAATCAATTTTTGAATGGAATGAGTCTTCATAAAAATCCTGAACTGGATTTTAGTAATGATGGATATGTTGTCATCAAAGAAGGTAAGTCTCGTACAAAGTATTTCTTTGCTGATCCTAATGTCATTGTCACTCCTCCAGAAAAAGAAATTTCCATTCCGAGTGAAGATGTTTGTTTTGAAGTGAATACTGATCAACTTACCAATCTTCTGAAAGCAGCTGCAGTTTATCAACTTCCTGATATTTCTGCTGTAGGTGAAAATGGTGTTGTCAAACTGGTTGTTCGTGATAAGAAGAACGATACTTCTAATGACTTTTCAATTGTTGTTGGAGAAACTGTAAATGAGTTCTGTTTCAACTTCAAAGTAGAAAATATTAAAGTTCTCCCTGGAACTTATGAAGTTGTTGTTTCTCAAAAACTTCTTTCACGATTTACTTCCAAGAACCATGATTTGACATATTACATTGCACTTGAACCAGATTCTACATTCAAATAATGAAACACATCCTTTTCACTCTTAAAGGGTGTGATAAAAATCTTTTAAATGATGAGGCAATGATAAGAGATGTTGTCTGCATGGCATCAGTCAAATGTAAATCAACTCTTTTGGCATTAACTTCTCATAAGTTCGAACCTCAAGGTGTAACGTGCGTTGCTATGCTTGCAGAGTCTCATATCAGTATTCATACATGGCCTGAAAAAAATATGGCAGTATGTGACGTTTTTACTTGTGGGGACCACACCACCCCTCAAGAGGGTGTAGAATCAATGAAGATGGATCTTAAAGCAAGTGACATCATTTCTCGTGAATTTACTAGGCCTTTAGAATGAACATCTTTGTTACTTCTCCCGATCCTTGGGAATCTGCTAGGGTTCTACCCGACAAGCACATTGTCAAGATGCCTCTGGAGACTTGTCAGATGCTTGCTATTGTATGTTCAGACAAATGGGGACATGGATTTGGCACTCTTCCTAAAGCAGATGGTACACCCTATGCTACAGAGAAGGGTGCTTTTCGCAATCACCCATGTACAATATGGGCTTCAGAATATGTCTTGAACTGGCAGTGGTTGCTCGCTCATGGATTTGCTCTTTGTGCAGAGTATGCTGCCCGCTACGGCAAGGTTCATACGTGCTTCCTAACCCTATGTGCTGCCCGTGAGATACTGCCCACAGGAGACCCTACAGGACGCTCTGGAAAGGAGCCAACACCATTTGCACGAGCAATGCCTGACGAGTTTAAACTTGATACAAGCATCTCGACCTTTGATGCTTATAAGATGTATATTTCATCTAAACCTTGGGTAAAAGATAATTATCTTCGGTTGCCTCATCGTAAACCAGAGTGGATTTGATTATGAGTGATTTTATTTGAGTGTAATGAAAGAATTTGATTATGGACTTGATTACAAAACTCTGGATTTTACAGAACCCGACACCAGAAGAAAGTATCGCATTGGCAGAGGGGAGCAGGGAGTGCTTCTTGTTAGGCCTTACACTAACGATATATGCGCTCATTGGAGATTCGTAAATGAGACTGCAGCTCGCAAATCTTCTAATAAGATATACTCCATGTTCTGTGCATATAGAGACTCTGGAGACTTCATTGGAATGGACATGTCAAGGAAATTCCTTGAGATGGGTTTTACACGCGCCCGCCGGTATGCAAATCATTCTAGTGGAAGGAAATACGCTGAAGACGGTTCAATTAGACCCCAACAGGCAGATGCACTTTCTAATGTCAAGGCGAAGGCTGCAAGAATCTTCAAAGAAGTAAGAGATATGGCTGCATATGATCCAAAATATGTTACAATGAGAAAGGAATGGAGAGCATCTGAATGAATAATGATTTTATTTGGGTCGAAAAATATCGGCCACAAACTATTGAAGAATGTATTCTCCCTGAAGCAACTAAAAAAATGTTTCAGGACTTTCTAAATAGAGGTGAGATTCCCAACATGCTACTTGCGGGACCTCCTGGTATTGGTAAGACTACAGTAGCTAAAGCACTTTGTAATCAACTTGGAGTTGACTATTATGTCATCAATGGATCCGATGAGGGACGATTCCTCGATACTGTCAGAAACAATGCGAAAAACTTCGCTTCGACCGTCTCGCTTTCGTCAACTGCTAAACACAAAGTCATCATCATTGATGAGGCAGATAACACGTCCAATGATGTACAACTCTGCTTACGGGCATTTATTGAGGAGTTTGCTGGCAACTGTAGATTCATCTTCACCTGCAACTACAAAAACAAAATCCTTGAACCCCTCCACTCACGATGTGCCGTCGTTGAGTTTGGAATTAAAGGAAAAGAACGTCAGGAAATTGCCGCACAATTCTTCAAACGCATCCAACAAATCTTGGGTGCAGAAGGTATTGAATATGATAACAAGGTCCTGGTAGAACTAATCAATAAACACTTCCCTGATTGGCGTCGTGTTCTGAATGAGTTGCAACGTTATTCAGTAAGTGGTAAAATTGATTCTGGTATTCTCGCAACATTCTCTGATGTAGCTGTCAATGATCTTATCAAAAATCTTAGGGATAAAAACTTTGCGGAAGTACGTAAGTGGATCGTTTCTAATTTGGACAATGATACTAGCGTACTTCTCCGGCGTGTGTATGATTCTCTTTACGACTCGCTGGTTCCTGGTAGTATTCCTGCTGCTGTGCTTGTTCTCGCTAAGTATCAGTATCAAGGAGCATTTGTCGCAGACCAAGAGATAAATATGCTTGCTTGTATGACAGAAC